ATTGCCTAATCCGTCTACAGTATTTGTACCTGTAAACATTAATAAATCTGTATTTGAAGGATTACCTGTAATAGTAGTTCCTTCTAATCCACCAATACTATTTTGTGTATCAACATATTGTTTTGTAACTGCATCTGACCCGTCTACTGGATCACGTAATGATTTAATTCTGTTACCATTCATATCAATAGTACCACTGTCGAGTGTACTATCATTTAACATAGTAAAGGCTTTTACATCTGTTCTTTCACTGTCAGTTGTACTACCTCTAAATACATTGTCTGCATAAAGTTTGTTGATTGCATCAGTGTTGTTTGTTCCTTGTTGAATATTTGTAATTTTATTATTGTTAACATTCAACTCACCGTTCATTCTATTCCATGCAAGGTTAGTTCCGTTGTAACCTGCTCTGTTTAATAAACCAAATGTACCACCTGCCGCTTGAGCACCTGTTGTACTTGGTTCTGGAAAGTCACTGCCATCTTCGTGTTGTCCAATTATTGAACTGTTTAGATATTTGACAAGAGTTGATTCTGTAGGTACAGCATCATCTGACTGACCTTGCATTTTTCTATCTGTTGAAAACTCGTCAATTGATGTACCTTTAGTAAATTTTAAACTGTCAACGTTTGTTAAACCAATGTTAGCATTAAGTTCAACTGAACCATCACCTTGGTTAACACGGAAGAACTGTCCAACTCTAAAGTTACCATCTTGGTCTGTACTTGCGTAGAATGTTCTACCTGCACCTACCTCAACTGCTTCATTTGCTTGGTCTGCACTAAAGTCTGGTTTACCTGCTGGAGAACCATAAACGTTGTTTGGATAGTTACTGTCAATATAGTTACCCCAACCAATGTTTAGGAAGTCGTGTCCTGTTGCTCTCATTGTAGAAATACGTGTTGTTACAATACTAGTTGTACCACTTGTTAAGTTTGGTGGAACACGTAAATCTAATAAATGTTCTTGTATGTTTGAAACAGTACCACTTGGTTCTTGTACATCAAATCTTTCAACATTCAAAATTCTAAATACTTGATCATCAATGCCTACACCAGCAAATTTTAATGCACTACTTGGTAAAACTCTTGGTGCATCTGTAATTCCGTTAAGTAAAACTTTTTTACCAATTGTAATTGTGATGTTTGCATCATTTGGTACCTGTGTACCTGTACCAATACTTAATGCAGTACCAAGTTGAAGGTTTGCTCTACCTCCCCAAAGTACATCAGCACCTGAACCACTGTATGATCCACTGATTAATGATGTTGCATCAAAGCCGGTTGTTAAACTTGAATCTGTGTATAAGAATATTTCAGTAGTGCCGTTACCACTAGTTACGTCTGCATAGTAAGCACCATCAATAGTAGTAAATCCGTTTCCATCTAATCCATCTAGTACAACAACTGAACCGTGTTCCATCAAGTGTGGAGATGAAGTTGTAATTTTAGTTGCACTACCAACGTTTACTGATGCTATGTCAACTCTTACTGGTTGTATTTCACTTACTACATATTCAGTTGTATCACTGTTTGTTGAATATGCTGTAAGTTCTATTCTTGAATCTTCAAAAGGCATGTAACTAAAGTTTTTAATTTTTAGTTCTGTATTACCTGTTATGTTATCTGAACCTGTTGGTGAATGTGCTTTTACAATTTGTGTGTAATCTGGATCTGGAGAACCTGTAAGTGTAGCATTTACATGTCTAAAGAATGTTGTACCACTTTGTAGGTTTTCGTTTGGATCACTACCTTCTGCTTTAAGTCCTATACGTCCATAACAACTTGATCCGTTCAATGATCTAATTTGTCCACCGTTTCTTGCCCAATAAGATGTATCACAATAATATGTAAACACAGATACTGCTTCAATAAGTCCTGCGTTAGTTGCAATCAAACCAAATCCATCTGAGTTGATTTGTGTGTAGTCATTACAAGTCATTGACTTGTTACCAGCAGTTTCTAATCTAATCTCAGTTGATTGTGGAATATTACCAGTTGAGTTAGATGTTGTTCTTGCTTGAATTAAAGTTGTAGAAGAAAGTGTTAGTGTTTGTTTGAATGTTCCTGCACCTAAACCATCATCAATCGGTGCTGTTGCTCCAATAACTCTATGTGTGAATTTTTCAAAATCACTTACACCACTTACAAAATTTCTTGAATCTTGATATAAGAATGTTGTTGGAAGTTGTATTTCTCTTGTTAATCCTTGTAACGTAATTGTGGATCCTGTTGCAGGATTATCTACAACTGTTCCATATTGGACACCAGCGTTACCATCAACATATTGACCACCTCCGCCTTGTCCTGAGAAACTTGAAACTGTTTGTACATAAGGTGATTTAGTTAAAATTTGTCCATCTGGATCAAGTACGTTAATAAAACCTTGATGTCTACGTAAACTTAAATTACGTAGAATTGTAGCATTGTTCATTAAGAACATATCCATATGTTGGTTTAGTTTCTTAAGTTCAATTACTGTGTTGTTGTTAATTGTTGCACCAAGTGTTGTAGAAGTAGTTGTATTGATATCACTATAAAGATTACCTCTCCATCTACTTGTATCTCCAACAGCGTCTGGATCACTTGCCCAATCTTTAACATAATAAGTTACACCACCGTTCTCAAAGTATACTCCGTTAACTGGAGGATAAGAAACATCTTTAATTGTAATTTGATTACTACCGCTTTGGTTTACTGAACCACTAAATGTGTCTGCACGTGAATACTGTGAGTCATAGTGATTTCTAAATCTAGATTCTTTTGGAAGAGCAGTACCATTGTATCTTAATAGGTCACCTCTTTCAAAAGTTAAATCTAAAGCACGTTGTGGAGGACGAACTCCAACCAATGGTTGAATAATTGTACGTCTAAATTCGTCACCTTTTAATGAAACGTTTTCTGGTAATACAATCGGAAAGTATTCTTCGTACACACCAGACTCAACAAAGATTGTTATTTCTGGTAGCGGAATATTTGTTTCTCTGCCTTCACCGCCTGTTTTTGCTGGAGCAACACCTGTACCGTTTGTAATAACATTAGTAATGATATCCATCAACGTTCCAATAGTTGTTGATGCTCCTGTTTCTGCAATAATTGCACTATCAATAAATTGTGTAAAGCCACTTTGGTTACTAAATGTACCTTCAAATGCAGGTAATGATCCAAGTCCTGCATTAATAACAGTTGCGATACTGTTCATTAAGTTGTTTACTTTTGTACTTGCCGCACCTTCACCATTGTTTGCACTTGTGTATTGTGTGTATGTTGTTTGTTTACTACTTGTATATGCTAGGTTTTGTAAAACAAAGTTTCTTACTAGGTCTTTAGCAAAGTCTAGTGCGTCAACAGTTTGTGCTTGTTGTCCAGCAACTTGACTAGTTGCGCCGTCCCAATAGTTTGCCGCATTGTCTCTTGATTTAGTGTTACCACCAAATTTTAAATCAAAAGCAACACCTTCTAAAATTAATTTTGTATCACGTCTACACTTTGACTCGTTGTATGTAAAGCCTGTCCAAATACCAACGTTGTTTGCTATTTGATCATTTATGTATGCAATAGTTTCTTCTGCAACAAAATCTAAGTTTTGTGTAATCAAATCATGTGCATAAGGATTTCTTGTATTGCTCGGAGCAACATATGCAGTATTTGTTAAAACATTTGTTTGAATTAAATTTTTAGCAAAGTTAATTGCCGCTACTGTTTCACTTTGTTGTCCTGCTACTCTTGATGTAGCACCATCCCAATAACTTAAAGCCGCATCAACTGTTTTTGAATTACCAACATAGGTTAAGTCAAAACTTACAGCATCAATAATTAGACCAAGGTCTCTAAAACATTTTTCTCTGTTAAAAGTAAATGTGTCAGCAAAGTCATCTGTGTTGTCGCCATCATTAATTTCGTTTTCAATAAATGCAAGAGTTTCTTCTTGAATAAATCTTCTATTATCTACTAAAAGTTTGTTGGCTAATACGTTTGTTAAATCTTCTGTACCATCTGCCGCCAAGTTGATTGTATACGGTCCAGGTTTCTTTGAAGGTACTCTCCAATAAACATCACCGTCAAATAATCCTGCATCTTTAAGAACAATATCACCTTTCATAATACGTTCTGCATAAAAACATGCTTCACGTACAGAGTTAAATGCATAAGACTGAGCACGACCAATTTGATTTTCGTCAGCACCAGCCGCTTTCATTTGTGCTTCTGTTCTACCTGACTTACTTACAAAAATATTATTAGTACTTGTAAAACTATTTTGATCTACATAACCTTTTGTTGCCGCTTGTAATTTTGGATCTGCAAAGGAAGGTGTTTCACTTAATAACAATGGGCCAGTCATTGTGTCACCTGCTAGTG